AGCCTCAACCCTCACTTTAAGAGCAAATACGCCGACCTTGCCGAGGTCTTAAACACCGTTCGCCCCGTCTTGGCGGCGAATGGACTATCCGTGATCCAATCGCCCTCGTTTGACGGTGGGATCTGTCACGTCACTACCACTATCGCTCACAGCGGTGGAGGGTATATTTACGGCACTATGTCATGCGTCCCAGCAAAACAGGACGGGCAAGGCATCGGGGCAGCGACAACATACCTGCGCCGTTACTCGCTGGCAGCGGTCTGCGGGGTGGCTCAGGAAGACGACGATGGACAATCTGCCGCGCATAACAAGTCGGCAGTCTATCCGCTGATCTCCAGCGGTGAAGCTGCCAGAATTCGCGAGAACATCGAGGCTCTTGCTATCGACGAGCCCGCATTCCTGAAGCACTACGGGGTCACGTCCGTGGCACAGTTGACCACTGACAAAATTGCCAGCATTGACAAAGCATTTGCAATCAAAGCTAAAGCCAAGCCATGAAAAACGCATCTATAGAATACAACTTGGGCAGAGCGTATTACTCACGTTCCGCATCTCCGACGAACCTGTCAGGACCTGTCAGTAAGTCACTACTATGGGATTTTAACCAATCTCCCTACAAGTGGAGACACAGCACGGGCAAGGAATCGACCCGCGCCATGGATCTAGGCACGCTGATTCACGCAGCGATCTTAGAACCCAACATCCCGCTAGATGTAATCGCCGCAGTATCGCCATTCTCCGACTTCAGGACTAAAGCAGCCCAAGAGTGGAGAGACGATGCGCGAGCCATGGGCAAGATGATTGCTACAGATGACGATATTCGCGCTGCTAGTGGGTGTGAAGCGGTCTTTTCTGAAGACTATGCGCAACGCTTTGCTGGTGGCTACAAATCCGAGGTGGCAGTTTTTGCCACTATCGGGGCGACAGACATAAAAGGCATGATTGATCTTGTGCCTGACAATCTCGACCTGCTTGTGGATCTGAAAACGACTGCCAAAATCGGTAATCTGCGGAACATCACCAGCACTATCATCGACCGAGGTTACCACTGGCAAGCTGCCCTCTATCTCGACCTGTGGAATGCAGCAAGCGGTGAAAATCGCACTCGCTTTGTCATTTGCTTCATTGAGGTGACAGCACCGTATGAATCGGCATGGGTGGAAGTCTCGCCTGAGTTGATCGAAGCGGGGCGTGTAGGCTACATGAATGCACTTGCGAAATGGCAATCATGCGTAGCTGTAGGCGTATGGCCTCGCCAGCATGAGGGGATTACCACTATCGAGAAACCTGCTTACCTATAAACCAAAAAAGAGGGGGCGCGCATCTCACACCACGCGCTTTATATTATGAAGAAAAAATATGATGCAGTTGCCACCGTGGGCAAATACACGAAAGACGGAATAGAGAAAAAGCGTTATTTGACCGTAGGAGCGGTTTTTGAGAGCGACGAGGGTAAACTCACCCTAAAGCTGGAAGGAGTGCCTGTATCGCCCGACTGGAGCGGTTGGATCGCATTCTACGAGCCAAAGTTGGGTTACACTGGAACAACTGAGAACGACACACCTCCATTCTGATGAGCATCTTCGACGACACGCCGCTGGAAATCGGAACGCAATACTACGATAAGGAAATCATCGGGTGGAATCCTGATGAGAGAAAATATCTAGTTGCTTGCCCACGCTTTCGCACGAAGGAGCTTTGGCTTTCTAAGGAGAAGGTAGATGCTGAATATGGGAATAGTCTCATGGCAGGAGTAGAGTGCCGCGAGTCGAAGCCAGGGAGCAGCTACAACACCCGATACTTCAGAAGTCGGGTAGATAGCCCAGAATGAAAAATATCCTTGCCACCTCCATCCAATCGTGCAAACTGACCATATGAAAACGCCAACGTATTCACCCGAAGAAGCAGAGAAGAACGGCTACAAGTCGATTACTACGCTTTATTTCTTCAATGATGAAGCAGATATGAAATATCTCTCTGCTGTGTTGGCTGACATGGCAAATGTTAAGCATTGCCTGATAAAAACGCTCCGAGGAGTGGAGGTGGCAAGGCTTAAAACTGAGATCCTATGAATCTATTCCCAGAATTGCCAGAGGAGGAATCACCCCGCCTGAAATGGATGAAAGCGAAGAACATCCACACGCTGAAAACCAAGGACAACAGATGGGTAGCATACAAAAGCGAGACACAGCACAATTTTACCCACGAGGATGAGATTGACGCTGTTGTCGGTCTTGCTAAGAAGCTGAAAATCAAACTCTGGAAAGAATGATTGACTCCGCGCCCGATTGTGCTAATCTTCTCCCGACAGTGCTAAGTGCGCGACTTTTGCGAACCAGACTTAGCCATTGCCACCGTCTGCTATTGTTGAAAGTTGACTCCATGTCATGAGATTGCAAAATCCTAGGCAATAAAGGACACATCTCATTTACCAGCGTAAAAGGAGATACGAACACGCTCAGGCGTTTTCAGCATGACCCCGTCAGCACCCACTGGCGGGGTTTTTGTTTCTCAATTTATCCAGCTCGCAACGGACAAAGCTCAGGTCGTCCTCCAGCTGAGTGATCCGCTTAACCTGAGAGGCAATGACCTTTTGCGCTTGCTTGTCGGAAAACGGTCGTTTGCTTTTTGGTAATGATTCGACAAGGTGGTTGTATCGTTCTTGCCAGTTGATTTCCTCACTCATTTTTTTTGCTGGTTCTTTGTATAGCTTAAATTCTTTGTGCATCTCTTTGCAATGCTCTATAAGTTCCTTTTGCTCAAAATAGCGAGTAGAATGACTGATGATAGCATGTTGTTCTTCACTCATTTTCTTTCGTTGTTTGGTTGTTTTTAGTGTAATATGGTCGAACTTCTTTCTGCCATCGTTGTAAAAATGAATCCTCGCCATCGTCACAACTAACGAGCCAATCGACCCGTTGAGCCATTTCAGCAGCTTGGCGTAAAGTATGCGCTGTTTCTCTGAATTTCTCGATCACTTCAGGCGGGTAATTTCTCCCGCGAGTATCGCCCCATTCATTTTTTGACTTGTCATTGTTCGATCCGATCAATTCGTCAATGTCCCTGGCAATGTCTTCAATTCTGTATTGTTGGTATTGGAAATGTCCTCCGCTCATATCGTTCTTTCTTTCTTCTGTATTCTGTCCTTTTTATTTCTGTACACAATTAGTCTCATAACCTCCCTAGAGCACACACGATGAGAAACAATATCTACCATGTGCTTTTATGATTCGGAAACCAGCCCCTTAGGAGTCAACCTCCTGCCACCTCTGCTTAGTCTCATGGTGACAACTCGTTAGCCCCTTTCGAGCGTTTCAAGCCTAGTGATGAGTGTGGAAGATTCACGTCTTCTCGCGGTGTCCTTTGTTTTGGTCTGTCTTCAGAATCGAACAGGGGCAAATGAAAAGCCCGTCCGAGATACGACCTTCGAACGGGCTTCCAATGCTATTTGAACACACAGCAAGAAATCTTTGTTAGGCGGTCGTATCGCGCGAACGAGAGAAGAATAGAACAAGATTGGGAAAACGCAAGAAATAATTTTCAAGCGGTGAAAAAATATCCCTCAAGTGTGCATCGTTGAGAGGCATGAGGGATCTGCTGTGATTGGATACCCGCACCCGACCTAGCTTTCGTCATGACATGGAGTCAACTTTCAATCGGGGCAGGAATCCCACCTACTACGCGCAATGCTGCGTTTCGCAAGTTCGCGAGAATAATATCATGAGCATTGGATAAATTCAAGATCAAATATTGAGCGGGATCGGTGTCATCGGACGTAAATCGGACGTATGGCAGACGTAAATTCTCTAACAAAATACACGCTGGATGCATTGATTTTGCAAGGAAAATGAAAAAGATTGAAAATAAATGAGAAAAAGTATTGACCTGGGTCATGAGCCGATGTAGAAATCCATCGCCATGAACGAACACATCACCAACCTCACTGAAGCCGAAGCCAAGCTTATGCTGCAATTTGCGATGGAGGATCTCCGCTCCGCTATTTATGACCCGCACGCAAGATATGATGCCGCTTGCATCGCCTGGCTCACTCAAACGATTGAGAAACTCAGCAAAGAAAACACAACACAATCATGAACGAACACATTCAGAACCTCACCGAAGCACAAGCCAAGATATTGCTGGAACTTGCAATGGAGGATCTCCACGAAGCAGTCTATAACCCTGACAGAAAAGACGATGCAGCATGGTTCGGTTGGCTCACTAAGATGATCGAAACATTCTCCAAAAAGAACACAACACAACCATGAACACATACCAACGCCAACTACTAGACAAGCTCATCACCGAGCTAACCGACAAACCATCACCTAACCTACACGCAGCGCAAATGCTCGCCGCCGAGCTTAAAGGCGCAATGCAAGCGCAAGATGCACCGCAAAAACCAACTCCAGACGCTGACGGGTGGGTGAAGAATAGAGGGGTTGATCCTAATTGCATGATTGCGGCATGGAGATTTATCGACGGACATGAATTACATCACTTGATGGATTCACGCGAGTTATCTTGGCGGTTGAATTTGATAGACTCAGACATCACCCACTACCGCCCCGCATGAAAACAATCGACTCACAACAAATAACACCATGAGCAATACAAAAGAACAACGAGCGCAGAAACGCGCCATTATCGAAGGCGCAGTCAAAGTCCGCACCCATCGAGCCATCAGCGTGAAAATGCCGATTGCGCTTGCCGATCGACTGAAACTAGAGGCAAAGGAAAAGCGCAGAATCTTTACAGGCTATGTCTTGGAAAAGATTGAGCAGGGAATGGAGGTGGCGAAGTGAGCATGACACACGACGAAATGATTGCCGTTATTCAGGCGCACAAGAACGGCGGGAAGGTGGAATACAGGGAACGATCCGAAATCGCATGGACACCAGTGATTTCGGGTAAACCTCTTTGGAATTTTGCAGCTCATGACTACCGCGTAAAACCAGAGCCTCGCAGCTTGTGGGTGGTGAGATACCAAAGCGGCAATATCGCAGGAACTTACACAGACTTAGTAAGTGCAGAATCAAGAGCAAAAGATGTCAATAATTCAACAATCCACGAATACAAGGAGGCGCTGCCATGATTGACTTCGTAAAAGCGCATCCCGTGTTCACGGTGTTTTGCCTCATTGTGGGGTTTTATATGGTGGCATTTACGCTCAGCTTAATTAACCCGCCGAAAGATGATTATGAAGACTAAATGCCTACAAGCGTTTTACACGCTCGCAACAGCACTCATGGCTGGACTAGTCGCCTGGATAATTCTACCATAACAAACATGAACACACAGAACACACCATCACACGCATACAGAATGCAAGAAGTTATTGATATCGGTTTCAACGCTGAAAATACACTGGATGAAAATGACACCGTGTCACTAAAGGTTGGACAGCTTGCTGATTTTGTCAGACACTACTGCGAGTTATGCCAAGCACTAGTCGACCATGAGATTGAGGCGTTATCTCATGCTGAGATATTACGCCAGCAAAGCAAGAAGATCGTAAGAATACTGAAAGGAGAGCCATGAACAAAGATACACACGAACGCAGGATGCAAGCCATGTTGAATATTGCTTGGGAAGTTGAGAACCTCATGGACGTTGAGAACCGACTAAAGGATAACGAAACCGTGCAGATCAAAGTCGGCGAGTTTATTGAGTTTGCGCGGCATTATTGCGCTATTGCTGACCAACTGGATGAATGTATTCAGTGCTTTAAACTAAACGCAAAAACGCATCTGACTTTTGCCGAGGAAACAGAAAAGATACTGAAAGGAGAGCCATGAGCGCAAAAATGAAAACATCGCCAACGCAGCTATCTCTGGCGCACCTACGCAAGACCTGCGATCTAGTGGAAGTCGTTGAGAAGTGGAACAGCTTCGTCAAGATCCGCCAAGACCTGTTCGGAATCATTGACATTCTCGCTTTGCGCGGCACTGAAACAATCGCTGTGCAATCTACATCGTGGGGCAACGTGAAAAGCCGCATCGACAAGATGAGCGAGTCACCAAACATCGCCGCCATTCGTGCCGCAGGGTGGAAAATCCTTGTGCATGGGTGGAAGAAGAACACAAAAACAAACCGCTACGAACTGAAAGAAATCGACATATCATGATCCATTACAAAGATAAAACCTTTTGCCCGTTTTACGAAACGTGCGACAAGCAAAACGATTGCGGTCGACCGCTAACGCCACAGGTGAAAGCTGCCGCTGTTAAGTGGTGGGGAAGCGATGCTGCGCCTGTTGCTGTATTTACCGACAAACCGCAATGCCACAGTGACAACCAAGAAAAGAAAGAACCATGAACACACAACAATATGACGGAATTAACTGAAGGCAATTACACTGCGAAAATCAAAAAATCAACTAATTGTTACGGGGTTTATTATTACACAGTGACAGTCACTTACAATGTGCAAGGTCGTGAAGATTTCCGAGAATTAAAATCATATCAATCCGAAAAAGCGGCTATAAAAGGGGCGAACAAAATTCTTGCAAGTTATCAACAATCATGAACACACCAGAAAAAAAATTATCGGAATCCCTGCTCGCAGCCTGTAAAGCGGCGGGGATTGAGGAGCCAAAATACATCGCGCAGGATGAAGATGGAACCGTTTGGCATTATGATGGAGAACCCGACACTACAGTCACATCGGATATTGGTATTTTTGCGTTTGATGCAGATATTGGTGAACAAGCCATTAAGCTAGATCACCCGTCATACGCTGACGATTGGCAAGACAGCCTGATGGAGTGGGTTGACCATGTTGCTGACACCAGCAAAATGATAGACATGCAAGATGCGATTGCTGACGCGTATCGCAAGCACGTTGGGCGTTGCGGATTGCAAACCTACGCTCAGACCTACCGCCACGGCTGGCAAGATGCGCTTGCTTGGAAAGGAGGCGCAAGTGAGTGATCCATACGAGCGAGAAGCAGCCAAAGCAGCAATACAAACGCTTGAACGCGAGCTTGCCAGAGTAACCGAGCAACGCGATAGCGCATTCAGTCTTATCCAATACGCTGGAGAACTGCTGGGCGTTACACCGCAGGAGCATAAGTCGGCGCACGGATTTAAGGTGCTGCAAGCTATCAAGGATTTGATCGAGCAAGCAAAAGGAGGCAGCGATGACTAACAAACAAAAGCAAGCGCGGATCTCGCACCTTTTCCGCAAGCGCAGGAGCATTTGGTGGGTGTTGATAGTCAATCGCAACCCCGCATGGGAGAGAGCCTACGAATTATCGTGGGAGGGGATGAGAAAACGGCACAAACAAAAACCATGAGTAAAAAACAAAATAAACCATCAACACGCAACATGAATAATAAATTTGAAGAGGGATGCAAATGTCCCGAATGCCATCAAGGCATCATGCAATATCCGCAAGTCGAGAATTGCTCATGTCACATAAACCCGCCATGCAGTGCTTGCACTAGCAACTTGCTAACATGCAGCAAATGCGGATGCGAAGAGCCAGAACCAGAACCATTGCCGCAGCCAACAAAGGCGCAGATTAACGCATGGGAGAGATTACGCAATAAATGGGAAGAATTGCGCAGTCGTGGCCACACTTTTACCAACGGCGGCAGAATTTACAATGTGGATCACAGAAGCGATTCTGGATCAACAATGGAATACACGGGGAGATACGAAGGGAGTGTCACCGCTTCTCAAATCATGGAATACCTAGGAGACGGCACTTTTGGGCATATAGGGCCTACGATGTATAACGGGAGATTTACATACACAAAAATCACAGATTGAAACAATGACTAATAAACAAAAGCAAGCGCATGTTGCGCGGATTATCACCAAGAGTCATTTTTCACCGCGACTTGTAACGCTTAGGAAAATTCATGACTGTGCAAAAAAAATTGGGTTTAACCACTGGAATCCAGCTTTTCGCAACTTGGCAAAACGTAAATACAAACTAGGATCTTGCGAGAGATTTGACGCATGACCCCGCGCCAACAATGGGACGGTATGGCGAAACGGCACAAACAAAAACCATGAAAATTTCAGACATTATCGAAATCGTCGCAGCCGAAATGGACGTTGACCAAGACGAAATCACCAGCAAGAGCCGAGTGCAAGAAGTTGCGGACGCTCGTGCAGTCGTGCAGGCTGTCATGCGTGACCGAGGATGGACATTCGCTCGGATCGGACTAGTTTTCAGCGCCGGTCATGACACCGTCTGGTCGAACTGCAAGAAGATCGAAAAAGCCAGAGCCATGATCAGCGCTTATGACGCCGTGCAAGCGGCAATAAAGAATCTCCCCATCGAGTGATGGACGGGAACTAATGCCTCTGCTCCCGCATGTTCAGGCGCGAGGAGCAGGGGTGAACTCGATCCGATTTCACGCTTGCCAACCGCTCAGATTTCTGTATCTTGCTTCCGTGACCACTACCACGGTTCATGCCATTGTTGGCAAACTCTACATGCTTGGCATCGGGATCAGCGAAGCTCAAATCTTCGTCATCACCGATGGGAGAACCATGCGTGAGATCGCCACTCAAGCCAAAGCAAGCTTGGTTTTTGTCAATAACAAGCTCTGGAGCCTGACTCAAAAGGGCTACATTGCCAAGCGAGCTGGCAGACCTTCGACATACCACCTGACCGCAGCAGGCAAGCGAGCAATCGCTGAACTGACCAGCGCAGAATCAACGAGATGAACTCATTTCTCCAAGCAATCGAAAATCTTTCACGGCGCAAAGTGACGCCTTCGTGGTTTCGTTGGCGTGAGTGGTCAGCGATGGCACCGGCAATCCGCAATCGTTCGTTTTTCAGCGCCACAGTGACCAGTGCGCGCGTTCTCAACAAGATGCGCAACATGTTGTTGGACTGGCAAGCGGACGCCACAGAGGAGATCGTGGACGTAAACACAGGGGAGACAGTGACAGCGTATAAAGAGACAGGACTCGCCAAGTTCCGCGAGCGTTCCGCAGAGTTTCTCATTCAGGAAGGACTGGCAACGCCTGCCGACTACAAGGACACCAAGATCACCAATGTCGTTTCAAACGCTCGTTTACAGTTGATTTACAACACGAACCTAGAGCAAGCGTCAACCTTCGCGCAATGGCAGGGCAGAATGCGCAACGAGGACTGGCTCAATCTGAATCCCGCGGCACGCTTCGTCCGGCGCCCGGGAGCGCGCATCAAGCGGCAGCGACATGTTGAGGCTGAAGGAGACGTGAGACGCTGGGACGACTTCGCCTATTGGCAATTCCAGAACGCTGCGGACATTGGCGGCTTCGACGTGCCATGGGGACCATTCGGCTTCAATTCCTACATGATTCAGGAGCCGGTCAAACGTGCCGAAGCCGAGCGCCGAAAGCTGGTCAGAAAAGGCGAACGGGTCAAAGCTCCGAACGTCGCGCAATTCGGCGTTGACCTAGGAAAGCAATTCAACGCTGGCGTCGATGCTAACATCGATGACCTCACGCCCGAACTGGCAAACGAAGCACGGAAAACGATCACCGACAGGCTCGGACCGCAAGCAATCGGCAGAGACGGAAAACCCACACTCGACGCGCTCAAACAGGCACTGAGGATGTGATAACCAAGATTTTACCAACAGAGAAAAACACGTCAATCGAAAACTACGTCATGAAGAATAAACCGAAAATAGAGCAGATAGAAACAGGGAAGTTGATTCCCTACGCACGCAACAGCAGAACCCATAGCGAGGCACAGGTGGCACAGATCGCAGGTTCGATCCGCGAGTTCGGCTTCACGAATCCCGTGCTGATCGACGCGGAGAACGGAATCATCGCTGGTCACGGTCGCATCATGGCAGCGCAGAAGCTCGGACTGAAAGACGTTCCCTGCATTCGCTTGGATCACCTGACAGAGACACAGCGCAAGGCTTACGTCATCGCTGACAATAAGCTCGCACTCAACAGCAGCTGGGATGAGGAAATGCTGGGACTGGAGCTTTCACAGCTGAAGGACGAGGACTTCGATTTAGGGCTGATTGGCTTCACAGATGAGGAACTCAATTCTATTTATTCCGATGATGAAGAATCTCAAGAAAAAGACGACGTAAAAATAGTTGAGGCTTACGAAGTAATTGCAGAATGCGATCATGAAGATCATCAACGAATGGTTTACAACATACTAACAGAGAAAGGAATCAAATGCCGACTATCAACATTGTAAGAGAAACGAAAATTGAAGAATCTTTCCGAGTTTCACAAATTCGGGGGATGTTCGATTATCAAAAAGAATTAATCAGACATGAGTGGAATTCAAATTTACCAATTCATGAAAAAGAATGGTCGATTGGGTTGATTGTTGGTCCATCTGGATCAGGGAAAACAACCTTGGCGAAAGAAGCGTTCAAGGATTACAGATTTCATGAAGGATTCGAATGGCATGACAAAAAATCCGTAGTTGATTGCTTTCCTGAAAATGTTGATACAAAAACCATCGTGGGAACAATGAACTCTGTGGGTTTTAGTTCTCCACCACATTGGCTTAAGCCTTTTGCGCATCTGAGTAATGGTCAGAAATTCAGAGTCGAACTCGCTCGAAGCATTATTGAAAACAAAACTGGAGTCGTTTTCGATGAATTTACATCTGTTGTTGATCGTGACGTAGCCAAAATTGGATGCGCTGCCATTTCTAAAGCTATCAGAAAAAAGGAAATGCCTCCATTTGTGGCTGTTGCTTGTCATTATGACATCATTGATTGGCTCGATCCTGATTGGGTTTTTGATGTTGGCACGCAGCAGTTTGAATGGAGGTTGCGAAGGCGACGACCAGAAATCAGCCTCGAAATTCGTAAAACTTCAACTTCCTCTTGGAGAGCATTTAGGGAGTATCATTATTTAGATCATCACATAAACGCATCAGCGCAATGCTATGTTGCAACATGGAACAATAAACCTGTGGCTTTTACTTCAGTGGTTCATTTTCCACATCCAAAATGCGCAACTTTTAAACGAGAGCATAGAACGGTGGTGCTGCCAGACTTTCAAGGAGTCGGAATAGGAAACAGATTGTCTGAATTTGTTGGGTCAATTTATAAAAAATTAGGATATAGATTTATTTCTACAACATCAGCGCCAGCCATGATGAAACATAGATCAAAATCAAATCTATGGAAATGTCATAGATTTGGCAGAGTTAGTAAAACAGGCAAGACAGGAATGAAAGCCATGAATGATTCTTTATCAGACAAAAGAATTAGTGCAGGATTTGAATACATAGGAGATCAGAATAAATCATGAGTGAGAAACCAAACAAAGGCGGCAGACCGAAGCTAGAGATCGACGGCGATCTTGTCGAAAAACTGGCAGGCATCGGGTGTCCAAACAAAGAAATCGCGGCAATCGTGGGATGTTCGGTGGACACGCTCACTGACCGTTTTTCCGATGTTATCACAAAAGGGCGTGAGAATGGGAAAACCCGACTACGCAAAAAGCAGATCGAGGTGGCACTCGCTGGCAATGTTTCCATGCTCATCTTCCTCGGGAAGAACATGCTCGGACAGTCGGACAAGCAGGAGATCAGCGGACCCGATGGATCACCAGTCATGCAGCTTCCACTATCGGTCGAGCAAGACAAAAACCTTTCTACCCTCGTGGAAATCGCACGGGCAAAGGCGAAGAAATGACCCCGACTGAGTTCTGCGTCCGAGTCTTGGGAATCACGCCATACCTTTGGCAGTGCGAAGCCATGGAGTCGGTCGCGATGGAACAACCGACAAGCGTAGTCGCGGCGAACGGCAGCGGCAAGACTGCGCGACTTGTGGCGCCGCTCGTTCTATGGTTCCTGCACGAATTCCCGCGCGGTCAGTGCATTTTCACCAGCGGCTCGTGGATGCAGATCGAAAAGCAGCTCTGGGGCGCGGTCAAGGTCTATCAGCACCGATTCCCTCACTGGCGGTTCATGTCGGAGGAATTGCGCACGCCTGAGGGAGGCTACGCGTTCGGATTCTCGACGGACAACCCGGGGAGAGCCGAAGGGCATCACCCGAAGATCGGAGGCGACGTGGATCCAGTATTCCTCATCATTGACGAAGCCAAGACGGTGCCAGACTCGATCTTCGAAGCGTTCGACCGATGCACGCGGAAAATGGAACTTTGGGTGTCGTCACCGGGGGCGCCGCGCGGTCAGTTCTACGACAGCTTCCACAAGAACTCATCGCTCTACAAGACGATCAGGGTGCCATCGACCGATTGCGCTCACATCAGCGCCGAGAAGCGGGAACTGGATCGAATCAAGTATGGCGAATCACATCCGCTCTACCGCTCCAAGCACCTCGCCGAGTTTACCGAGGACTTCGACCGCTTGGTTCTCGCTCCCGATCTGCTACGCAATGCACTGGACGCTCAGCCGAAGCCGAACGCTCACGGCGAGATCGTAGCATTCTGCGACTTCGCAGCAGGACGGGATGAAAACGTTCTGGCAATTCGCCGCGGGAATCACGCTCGCATCGTCCGAGCATGGCAGGAGCGGGACACAGTGCAGGCGGCGAGGGAATTCATACAGATGTTTCAAGCGGAAGGATTAACTGCCGGTCAGATATGGGGAGACGCCGACGGACTCGGCACCGGCTTCTGCGACCAGTTCGCTGAGATGGGCTGGCACATCAATCGGTTCCATGGAGGCAAACCAGCGAGCGAGAAGGACGAATATGCGAACCTCATCGCGCAGGTCTGGCACGTTGCCAGTCGCGAGATCGAGCGTGGACGAATTCACGTCGGTGAACTCGATCCGACAACGTTCTCTCAGATCACCACGCGGAAAAGCGAGTGGAATGAAACTGGCAAGCTCCGCGTTGAATCCAAGGAAAAGATGGCAGCGAAAAGCATGAAGTCACCAGACCGAGCCGACGCATTGCTTGCTTGCATCGCGCTCGGTAGTCGAATCACCGGAGCCATGACAGGCGCGGCATCGGTCACTACATCGCGGAACACTTTCGCCAGTCGAACGGTCCGAGGTTTTAACGCTCTGTGATTTTACGCTTGCCATGGGCTGCATTGCATGCTATTGCGATGCTCACCATGACCGCAGACGAAAGAAAAGGCATCGTAGCGCCTTTGCCAGCTTCCTACCGCACGCAGGACTATGACCTTGCAAACGTGACGCCAGAGCAAGTGCGCAGCATTCTCCGCAACGTGCGCACCGGCAAGCTGGAAGATCAGGATCGACTCTTTCGCATGATGGTCGATTCTTGGTCGCGTCTGCGCAAGTGCATCAATGAGATCGCCGGTAACGTCACGTCATTGCAGATCGAGATCAAGCCAGGTATTCGCGAAGGTGCCGAGGAGCCAACACCGCAGGCATTGCAGATCTACGAGACAGTCGAACGAGCGCTTGAATCGTATGCACCGCGTCCGAGCCATTGGGAACTCGACACGAAGGGCATGATGCGTGCGCTGATCGACGCATACGCCAAAGGAATCAGCGTGGTCGAGATCATCTGGCACACTGAGAACGGTATCATCTCACCGCGCTGCTACGCTCCAGTTCCTGCGAAATATCTCGCCTATCCATCAGCATCGAACGAGATCGACAGACTCATGATGGCACCGAACGGCGTCAACTATGACACGCTCATCGACTTCCCACCTGACAAGTTCCTGATCGCCATCTGGCAGCAAGGCGGCTGTCATCCGATCCATTCTGCCAACCTCCGCGCTCTCACGAAGTTCTGGCTCGGTGCAATTTACGGACTCGGCTGGTTCATGCAATACGCGCAGCTCTACTCGATCCCTTGGCGACACGCGGAGACGGACGGCAGCGATGAGGCAATGATGAAGGCGCAGGAAATGCTCGAAAACATCGGCACCAGCGGCTACGCAGTCACAGGACCCGGGGTTAAGTTCTCCATTATGGACGGCATCAAGGGCGGCGAATCGCTGCCACAGGTCGCGCTGATGAATGAGTCAGACAAAGCGTGCGACATTCTCATGCTCGGTCAGACATTGACCACGGACGTGGGAAGCAGCGGAAGCCGAGCGCTTGGCGACGTTCATGCAACAGTTCGCGGCGACATTCTGCAAGCGGTCGCGACATGGATCGGGCAGGTAGTCACGACACAGTTGATTCCATCAATCGTTCGTATGAATTACGGCGCAGGCATTGCCAGCGAGGACATGCCTTATGCTGAGATCGTGATTCCGAAGCCGAAAGATGAGAAGGCAATCGCCGAGCGCAT